ACCTTTGATTGACTCAAAGTATAGTACTTGTAATTCTACCGTAAACTCCTCTATTGTGTCAACTGTTTCATAAGATAAGTCAACCTGACTGATATTTGTTGGGAAAACATCATAGAATCTATAACTTCTAAGTGTTGATCCATCACGATCAAGTTGATGAACGTATGCATCTTCTTGATAATCTGCTGGATTATTAGCTCCAGTTGCATCAGATAATCTATTAATTGAATTCATCCACTTCTCAAAAGCAGAACGAATTGAAAAGTCAGTATCATTAATAACTGTGATAGTCCATGTATCAAATGTTCTATCTCCTGCTATTTTTAAGATTCTTCCTCTGAAGTTGACATCTATTGGAGTGATGTTTGAAGCAGGTAAGGCAGCTGCTTTGACTAAGAATCTTGCCTTATCCTTCACATCATTGTCGATTGCAATCTCTTCTGGGAAAGCAAGTTCGACTTCAAATAGATTCGGTCTTGCACCACCACCGACTAACTTACTTTTAAAGTCAGTTATTCGTCTTAAAGGTGGTCTATTAAATTGGGTTGCCATTTTACTTAATTACCTCTACTTAAACAGAACCGACTACTTCCTCGAATGATACACCTGTTCGTGTAGCAACGAAGGTTAGACCGATGAAGTTAATTGACCTTGCAGGTTTAATGAATATGTCTGCGACAAATTCATTATTATCTATGATTGCAGCAGTGTTATTTGTTTCATCACAGATAACTCTGAAATCAAAGATTCCTCGTTTTGCCTGTACATCACGAAGGAATGGTTCAACAATATTCACAAAGTTTGTTCTTGTGATCTCATCGTTGAATTCAAACATCTGATCTCTTGCAGCAGAGGAGATCGCATTTTCTAAGAAAATAAACAATCTACGAACGTTTATTCTATCAAATGCAGATGCTTTTCCAAGTCCAGTCTTATCACCAAAAAGGATTATTCCTCCACCAGGTGAGAAGATGATTGGATTGATTCGATTAGAATATAACTTATCTCTTTGTGTTTGAGATGGGTTATATGTTAATTTGACTGCATTAAGTATTGCACCTCTTGCAGTACCTGCTGGTGAGAACCAAGGGAAATTGTTGATGTCATTTCTTGCACATAATCCTGCAATATCTCCATTCATAGGGACATATCTGAATGTATCTGCAAAACGATCATACATGTATTTGTAACTTCCATCAAATACAGCAAATGATGATGATGTTACTGGAGCAAAAAATCCAACAACGTTATCTGTTATTTGTTCATCATTAAAGACTGTTACAGCACCTGCCGCTCCATCACTCAAGAATGCTCCTCTATGTGGTGATACAAATGCAACTGCGTCTTTTCTTATCTCTGCAACAGAGATAATTTTATTTGCAAGTGATTGGCAAGTTTCTTTTGTATGATTACCAGAACCCATTAGAATAAAGTCTGCTGAGTTTAAGTTATCATCTTCAAAGAGTTGATAACCACCTGCTAATCCAGCTAAAGTAACTTGGAATGCACCAGACGCCTCTTCATCACTTCCCCCATCATAGTTTTTACCACCACCTAATGTGAGTGTAGTTGCACCAATACCAGCAAATCTAATGCCTTGTGTATTTTGATCCCAACCTACATCACTTGAAAGATCAAAAGTACCAAGTGCAAATGATGTGGTAACAATACCTGTGGGTGCTCCACCAGCAAATATATTTGTTGAATTATTGTAAGTGTATTTTCTCCAATATGAAGGTGAACCTAATGAATACTCACCATCTTTTGCTTTTGAAAGTGATAAGTGTTTTTCTAAAATAGTACCTGCGTTACCTGATACCTCTCCAGTATCATCAATCACAACCACATGAACTTCATCAAATTTTGAATCACGAGCAGCTGAGAAACTTGATGTGCCAGGACGATCTGATATGTTATTCCAATTAATCGTTGAGTTTGTTAATTGAATTGTTTGTGAATCAAACCAATCTGTGCTTGAAGTTGGTGTTGCACTTACATAAGATGATGATTGTCCAGTGGTATGAATCGCAACAGCAGTGTTTCCAAACTTGTAAATACCATTTGGTTGATATGTTACATCAGTTGCAACACCTGCATTTGTTAAGGATTCTAATATCTTAACTGATACTTCCTTCTTACTTGCATCAACTTGTGTAACAATTCCTTTAAAGTATCCAGTTAGTAATGATGTTGTACCTGCACCTGCTATCACAGTGTCTGCTGGAACTGCTTGTGTTATACCATATCCAACTTGTATGTTTGATGGTAATGCACTAAAAGTTAATATTTGATCTGCTAAATCATCAATTATGGCAACTTTTAAATCATTTGCCCATGAACCAGGATTTCTTGCAGCAACAGTTACTCCAGTAATTGTTGAACCATCATATCCTAAGTCATTATAATGTTCTGTGCTTTTTATCTTAATACTTCCTGCTGTTCCCGAAAAAGCATTCTTTAAGTCATCATCATCTGCTCTTACAACTCTTAGTGGTCCACCATAAGCAAGGTATGATGAAGCAACCATCCAATACTCATAATGCTTATCAGCAGAGTATGGTTTTCCAAAAGCATCTAATAAATCTTGCTCTGTCTCTACCAAAATTGGAAGGTCAACTGCTCCTTTGGCGAATGGTCCAACAAGAGCACCAACTTTATCCGATGCTGTGTCTACACGACCAACGGTTAAGTCAACTTCTCTAACTACAATTCCAGGAGATGCTAAATTTAGTGGCATCTTTGTTCTCCGAATCTCAGATTATTTCTGAAATTATTTATTAAAATGCCCTTTTTCATGTAGTCTACATGTATTATAAAGCACCATCCCAGAAGGTATCACCCATCGGTTGCATGTTTCTTGATATAAAATATAACCCTACGTTACAAGCAAACCAATTAATATTAATTACCCAAGTTTGTCTCCAAAGATATTTTCGATTTGTTTCTACTATGTAAATATTTCTCTGATTATCAGATTGTTTCACAATTTGCTCTAATATTAATGCGATCACAAATCCAATTGCGTAGATATAAAAAGCAAAGTTAAGAAAACTTGAACTAAAAAGTAAAGCTGAAATCATCTGTAATCCCACATGTAAGAACGGTCTCCATACTCATCAGTATGCCATACATCTCCGTCTTTGTCAACAAACTGAGTATCTTCTAATCCAGTCTCAATAAATCCAAAAGGTGCCATGTCTTGTTCAATTTGATTTTTTTGTTCCTCATATATTCTCTTTCTTATATCATTATCAGTCATTTCTTTAAAATATTCTTGTTGTACCAACCACGCAAATATTACTAAACACATAGCTAAGTCATCATTACAACCCTCTTCTGCTTCAAAGGAATTATGTCTTTGTGCAAATGTAGTTAATTCAGATATAATTTCATAGTCGCAAGTGATCAATTTATGATCTTCAATCAAAGTCTTCAGGTTACTACAACCTAATTTTTTAACTGCAGCTGTGGTTCTCACACCAAGTTGTGTTTTCTTTCCTGAAAACCCTTGACCCACTATTTGACCATTTCGACCTCTCATCGACGCCATGAGAAGGTTTTCATATTCCAAATCATATTGAAGTATGCTGGCAACTTGGTCTCCGATGTCATTCACTTCAACTAAGATATAAGCATTATTGAATCCTTTTGCCACATCAAGTATCACATTTGGAAACAACATAGGTTTGATTTCATTATTTCTATATTTTGCAACCACCTTGTATGGAAACTGAGTTACATCAAATACTATGAATGCAGAGTAATCATTTCCAAGTCCTCTTGCAACATCAACTGTGACTATGTAATTATGATCTTTTTGTGGTTTTTCGTAGATATCTAATCCAGCGTTCTTAGTTAATGGTGTCTCATACACCATATTTCTTAATATAGAAGGTGCAATCAAAGTATTGATTGATCCTAAGAACTCACATTCAAACTCAACTTTAAATTGTTGTTCTGATGTGTTTGCTATTGTTTGCTCTTTCCATACATCATCCCTACCTGGCACTTCACTCCAGTGAACATCTGTTGGAATATATTCATTCTTTCCTCTCTCTGCATCGTGCCAATACCTATAAAAGTGATTCATCCCGTGAGGGGTAGAAACCATTATGACTTTGGTGTTTTTACCAGAAGTGATAGTAGGATATACTGAGGCAAAGAATGACTCAGCAATATGATT